TAGGCGTTTTCGATGGTTCAGTGAAGCTTGTTGATGTTCTCGAAAGCATTGCCATCACGGCCAGATCAATCACGGCAGATGCAAGCACATCGGCAGGCCGCAAGGAACTATCATCGGTTGCCTATAAGGTTGCACGATCAAAGACACTGATTGACTCAACTGGTAAGGCGGCAGTTGATGGGATCAAAGCGCAAGCCAAGGCTATTGATTCGCAGCGCAAAGAGGCAAGGGACTTCCTGGATGGACTGCGTGACGAAATCAAGGCTCCTGTTATTGAATGGGAAGCCGAGCAGCAGCGCAAGATTGATGAAGAAATCAGGAAAGAGGAAGAGGCAAAAGCAAAGGCAGAAGCCGAGCGCCTTGCTGATATTGAGCGGCGCGAAGCTGAACTGAAAGCTAAAGAGGATGCTATCATGGCGGCAGAAGCCGAGGCAGCAGCCAAAGAGCTTGCCGAACAGCAGGAAAAGGCTCGCATTGAACGTGAAGCACAGATTGCCAAAGAGGCAGCAGAACGCGCCACACGCGAAGCGGAGCAGAAAGCCGAGCGAGAGAGGCATGAAGCCATTAAACGTGAACAGGATGCTAAAGAAGCGTTGGAACGCGCCGAGCGTGAAAAGGTAGAGGCAGCAGAAAGGGCGGCTCGTGAGCAGGCAACAGCAGTGCAGAAAGCCAAGGATGATGCAGCAGCAGAGTCGGCGCGTATTCAGGCAGCCAATGAAGAGGCTGAACGCAAAGCGCGTGAAGTAGCAGAAAAGAAAGCGGCCAACACTCGCCATCAGGCGAAGATCAATAATGAAGCCGTGAAGTCACTTGAGGCGAATGGAATTACAGACGCTAAGTCTCTTGTGATTCTCATTGCTCAGGGTAAAATCAAGAACGTAACTATCAACTATTAGGGAGATGATATGAGCGATAAAACAGAGTTAAAAGTAATCGAGATGGATTCAGAGATCAGGCAGGTTGATAGCCAGCCGGTAACGCCTATGTCACTGGTGCAGATCGCAGTAGAGCAGGGCGCAGATATTGACAAGCTTGAGAAGCTGATGGCAATGCAGGAGCGATGGGAGGCTAACGAGGCTCGCAAGGCATTTAATGTTGCTGTCTCAACTTTCCGCGCAGGTTGCCCGTCTATCCAGAAAACAAGGGCAGCGCACAACAGCAAGTATGCAGGGCTGGCCGAAACAATCAGCCAGATCAAATCCCTTATGGAGTCTTGCGGACTGTCTCACTCATGGCGCACAGAGCAGACAGGATCAGCCGTGTCTGTGACATGCAAGCTTACCCATGTCATGGGTCATTCAGAAGAGACAACACTCACAGCAGAGCCGGACAAGTCTGGCAGTAAAAACAGCATTCAAGCTATCGGATCATCTGTCACCTATCTGCAACGCTATACCCTGTTCTCAATTTTGGGCATTGCTTCAACAGACCAGGATGATGACGGGGCAGGCGCATCCACTGAGCGAATCACAGATGATCAGGCATTAGAGATTGAAGGCATTATCGACGAGCGCAAAAAGAACAAGGCCAAGTTCCTTGAATACTTCAAGATCAGCAATGTATGCGAACTGCCATCGGATCAGTTTGGCCGCGCTATGAGTGCGCTAAAGAAATGATTATCCATGCCGTAGATCAGAACAGTCCAGAATGGATGAACCTACGCGCCGGAATCCCGACCAGCTCAAACGCCAAGCTTTTATGCACAAGCGCCGGAAAGCCATCTGCATCTGCTGATGGGTACGCTATCAGCCTAGCTTGTGAAAAGTTCGCTGGAAGGGCAATGAATGAGCTTGATGGTGCGTTTGGTGGCAATAGTCACACTGAGCGCGGCCATGAGTTGGAGCAGGATGCCTATTTGTACTATGAGATGCTGCTTTCTGTTGATACTCATGCGGTTGGATTCGTCACAACTGATGATGGCTTATGCGGAAGCTCTCCTGATAGGCTGGTTGGTGATAAAGGCATGGCAGAGGTGAAGTGCTTGAAGTACGACAACCACGTTAAGGAGATGCTTTACTTCCAGAAGCATGGCAAGATTTCATCAGCTTATGTGCCGCAAGTCCAGGATCAGATGTTAGTGTGCGAGCGTGATTGGTGCGATTCAATCTTCTATCATCCAACGCTTCCGCCTTTCATCATCAGGAATGAGCCAATAGCAGCAGTAAGGGCTTGCCTGATTGTGCAGAAGGAGTATGTTTGCGCTGAGAGGGATAGAGTTTATTCAGCAATACTAAAGCAAGCATGACCAGTTCCCGCCAGCGTCCTTCCTTCTCCCTCCTAGCTGGCGGTGATCGTCCAATTCCGTGGCGATCCTCTTCGGAGTTCAGTCTAGTCCCTCCCTACTAGATTAACGGATAATAGTTCCCTTCGGGGTGTGCGGTGAATGTGCAGGCTGATGCACTGATGGTCTAGAGTGGCTGGCTGGCGTGTCACCAGCAGATCGGACTAGCTCAAGATGATGTCGGAAATCAGCACCGACCACCGCACAAAGTTTCAAACAAAGCGCAAAATTTAATCTCCCGTTAATCTAAGTGTGCTTTAATACGGGAATCAAAGGAAAGGAGAGATAAACAATGCTGAATAAAGCCACATTGATCGGAAACTTGGGCGCTGATCCTGAAACAAGATACACTCAGGACGGCACTTGCGTATGCAACTTGCGACTGGCCACGACTGAGAAGTTCAAGGATAAGCAAGGTCAGAAGCAGGAAAAAACAGAATGGCATCGCGTCACACTGTGGGGCAAGCTTGGTGAGATAGCTAACCAGTATCTAACCAAGGGCGCTCGCGTTTATATTGAAGGCAAGATTGAAACTCGCAAGTGGACGAACAAAGACGGCCAGGATCAGTACACAACTGAGATTCGCGGCTTTGATATGAAGATGCTTGGCGGTGGCAGTGATGCAGGAAACAAGCCAGCGCAGGGACAAGGCGGAAGCTTCCCTACTCATGGCGGCAACCAAGCGCCGAAGTCTGCCGATCCGTTTGCATCAACGCCGGACTTTAATGATGTGCCAGATGGGGATTCGATACCTTTTTAGGCCATAACTAGCTACTCATCGCTGTAGGTGTGGAAACTGATGCGGTGATGGGTGGCTTCTTTATGAAGCGCGGTTGTAGCTGCGAGATGCAGGTGTAGATAACGGATTCTGCACATAGACCAGCCGCGCCCCATAAGGAACAGAAGGAGAAAGGGATGAACAAGCACTTAATATCAGCAGAAGATTTAGAACGCCTACATAGCACCATCAGGGAGCAGGCGGATTCTCTCGCATCCATGCAGGCAGAGGTTGATGAGTTGAAGGCGCATGTGGAGAGGTTGCGTGAGGCTGTGCTTGGCGTGAGGCCAACATTCATCCCAGAGGGCATGATATTATATGCAAGAGACAAGTGCGTGTTCTGTGGTTCTGAATCAATGCGATGCGGTGATGATATTATGCATGCAAAAAGCTGTATAATTCAATCCACGCCACCCCAATCCCTCGCCGCCCTAAAGCGCAAGCATTATGGGGAGTGTGTGGAGATTTGTGAGCAGCAAAAGGCTGGAAGAAACCCATCAGGTGTGACAGAGCCTATGAATTACATGGCAGCAATGTGCGCCGAAGCAATCAAGCAGGCAATGGAGGCAATTGATGAGTGACCAATGTAAGCACTGTAGTTGCAGGGGCGATATTCCATTGTGCAATGCTACCGACTGCAACCAGCATGAAAGCTGGTACGCACAATCAATCACAAAGCAGTTGGCTATAGCTGTGGAGGCTTTGGAGTTGCTGAACATCCAATCGCCTCACGGATGCTCTTGTGATGTTATTGCAGAAGAGGCACTTGCCAAGATTAAGGAGGTGGAATGATGCAAAAAGCAATAGATGTTAGCAAGCAATCGGCAGTGTATGTAGTGAATAATAACACGCCATCACTACGCGACCAGTTCGCTATGGCTGCCTTGACGGGTCTTTATTCACACCACTTAGCAGATGCGACGCTATCTGTGTCTAAATACTCAGAGATGGCATATAGGCAGGCTGACGCAATGATGGAGACTAGAGAGAAATGATCAGCACCGAATTCCTATGGCTACTTCTGATATGGGCTATCGTGGTAGATTTGATCCTGGTCTATGGCGTTAAGATTGAGCCGCAGAAGCCGGAGAGCTTTTCAGAATGGGCGGCTAGAGTTAGATGATTCTCGGCAACGTAACCGCCTTAATTGCTTGGTCAATTTGTGCAAAGGTATGGATGGTGGTAATGTGGCTATGGTTCAGGAAGGAAGGAGCGTTCAAAGATGACTGAGAATGTATTGCTAGAATTTTGTAGAACGGAAAAGCAACGCCAGCTTGTGCTTGATGTGGAGAAGTACGGAAGCCCATCAGCAGCAGCAGAGGCGCTAGGAGTGGAGGGCGGCAATTATCGATCAGCATACCGCAAGATCAAGGCAAGAGCAGCAGCAGCCGGAGTTGCGCCTGAGTGCGGCATGAGCCAGAGAGTACCTGAAGGCTTTGCGGTTAAGGGTACAAGTACGCTGACAAAGAACGATCATGGCGAGATGCAGTGGCTAAAGACAGACCGCAAGCATGAGGACATGATAGCAGCAATGCAGGCTGCGGCAGATGGATTCAAGGATGAACTGCCGAAAGCGTTCGCTATTCCCGAATCTGGAACGGGTCACAATAAGCACATCATCAATCAATACACCATAACCGACTATCACATGGGAATGCTATGCTGGCCTGAAGAAACTGGCGGTGATGATTGGGATTTGGATATTGCAGAGACGACAATCATCAAATGGTTTAAGCATGCAATCACATCAGCACCACACTCGGACAAGTGCATCTTTGCGCAGCTAGGCGACTTCCTACATTGGGATGGCTTGGATGCCGTGACACCAGCCAGCGGTCATATCCTGGATGCAGACACTCGATTTCAGAAGCTTGTAAGGGTAGCCATCAGAACCATTCGGAAAATCATATCTATGCTGTTAAATCGCCACAATGAGGTGCATGTCATCATGGCAGACGCGAACCATGACCCTGCATCTGGCATCTGGCTTAGAGAGTGGCTATCAGCTCACTATGACAATGAGCCGAGAGTTATTGTTGACTCATCGGCTGACACTTACTATTGCCATGAATTCGGCAGTGTCTCGCTGTTCTATCACCACGGCCACAAAAGGCGAGTGGCTAACATTGATGATGTATTTGTTGCCAAGTTCCGCGACGTTTTCGGGCGCACAAAGTATAGCTACGCCCACACAGGCCACTTGCATTCTAAAGAGGTTGTCAGCACTAATCTGATGAAGATTGAGCAGCATGAGACACTAGCTGCGGCTGATGCTTATGCAGCCAAAGGTGGATGGATTAGCGACAGGTCTGCACAGGTTATCACATACCACAAAGATCACGGAGAAGTTGGCCGAGTAAGGATAACGCCGGAGATGTTATTATGAGTGAAGATGGAAAGATTGAAGCAACGCATTACCCAGTAGGCATCAGCGAGCTTGAGGCTTTGCGGATAAAGTGCGGCGAGTTGATTGCTGAGAACGAGCGGCTGAACGGTTTAATAAATGAGCTGCTGGCGGCGACCAGCGCCGACAAATCGCTGATTAATGAACTTGCCAATACGGTTAAGGATATGGATGACTATATCAACACTCGTGGCGCACATGGCGAGCAATGATGATCTGCCTCCCGAAGTCCTAGAGCGCATGCGTGAGAAGTCAGATCGCATAACTAAGCGGCGCGAAAAGTCGCTGAAGGAATCGAGAGAGTATTACAGGAGGATTCGCGATGCAGAGTAAAAAGCACTCGATGATTGAGGCATGCTTAAACGTAACGTCAGGGTTTATCGTATCACTTCTGCTGTGGATCTATGTGGTGGTTCCAATTTGGAACATCAAGGTCACAATGCTTGATAATCTCTACGTCACGCTAATCTTCACAGTCGCAAGCATAATCCGCAGCTATACATGGCGGAGATATTTTAACAGGAGAACAATTCAATGGATAGACCAACGCACGAAATAGCAGCAGAATATCTAATGGAAGCAGCAAGCCTTATTGCTGGAGATAGGCAGGATGAATACGGAGATTTCTTTGATAATGTGATGAGCGTATCAGGAGAGTCTAGAGTTCCGCCGCTATCATGCGTAGATGTGATGATAGGATTTAAGAATAGTAGGCTGAAACACTCACCAACACACCGAGATTCTATAGTTGACAAGGTTGCCTATGTCGCGCTGCGTGAAGCAGTTAGAATTAAACTAATTCAATCGCCAGGATAAGCAGCACAAGCAAGATAAATGCTAGGACACGCTTATCGTATTGGTGCATGCTAGTCGCACTCTCCAAGCTTGTCTGTTAGATCTTGGATGATGATCACTTGATATTCACCTGTAGCTTTCATCTCGCCATGTTCGATTAGAAGATTAGCGCCGTATATTATCAGGCCAGTGTATGCAGCGCCATGTAGGAGCCATGATGCTTTAGACTTGATCTTCTCGATCATTTCTTAACTCGCTTATC